ACGAAGAGTTTGAGATGGCGGATGCTGAGTCCGTATCTGAGGCAGCTAACCTAGGGTACTGCCAACTATTTCACTTCAAGTGTGCAGGCTCTCGTACCTGTGATGCTTGGCTGGTCGGAGGCCCCGTAACCTGATGGCTACTTCAGGCACCACAGCGTTCAACATGGACTTCACGGAGATTGCCGAGGAAGCATGGGAGCGTGCCGGACGGGAAATGCGCTCTGGCTACGACCTGCGTACTGCGCGCCGCTCTATGAACCTCATGACCATCGAGTGGCAAAACCGAGGGATCAACCTCTGGACCATCGACGAGGGCACCGTTTCCTTGGTCAGCGGCACGGCCCAGTACACCCTGCCTACTGACACCGTTGACCTGCTAGAACAAGTTATCCGTACGGGAAGTGGTACGACGCAGCAGGACCTGACCATCAACCGGATCAGCGTCAGCACCTACGCCTCTATTCCTAACAAAGAGATTACCGGGCGCCCGATTCAGTTCTGGATTGAGCGACTTGTGGATGCCCCCAGAATTAACGTTTGGCCCGTGCCGGACAGCAACGACTACACCTTCAAGTATTGGCGCATGCGGCGCATTGAGGACGCAGGACGAGGTGTTGAAACGGCTGACATGCCTTTCCGGTTCCTCCCCTGCTTGGTGGCAGGGTTGGCCTATCACATTGCTATGAAGGTGCCGGAGCTGTCTCAGCGCGTTCCGATTTTGAAGGCTATGTACGAGGAAGAGTTTGAGCGCGCAGCAAGCGAAGACCGAGTGAAGACCAACGCCCGCTTTGTGCCGCGCATAGGACGTATCTGATGAGTAACCGGTTCGCTTCTAGCCAGCGAGCCCTTGGTATCTGCGATGTCTGCGGGTTCCAGTACAAGCTGCGCGAGCTACGGAACGTCTTTGTTAAGCGACGCGATACGAACATTAAGGCGTGCCCCGAGTGCTGGGACCCGGATCAGCCGCAGTTACAGTTGGGTGAGTACCCGGTTGATGATCCGCAGGCGATCCGTAACCCTCGGCCTGACAGCGCTGAATACGCGCAAAGTCGTGCTAACATCATTCCACTACGTCCAGCACCCTGTGCGGGCTTTGTGGGCACAGTGACCGTAACGATCACTTAGGAGTAGGTCATGAAAGTCAAAGACACCAGCAAGATCAAGAAAGTGCCGAACCCGAAGATCAACCAGCCGATTAACATGAAAACGTCTGGGATCAAGATTCGCGGTACCGGTGCAGCTACCAAGGGCACTATGGCCCGTGGGCCGATGGCATAGGGCGTAAGCCATGAACTATACCGAGCTGAAGACTAACGTTCAGGACATCTGTGAAACGACTTTCACGGACGCTCAGCTCGCTTTGTTCACGGAGCAGGCAGAGCAGAAGATTTACAATGCTGTTCAGATTCCTGCTCTGCGTCGTAACGTCACGAGCGCGTTCACGACAAGTAACCAGTACCTAGCGATCCCCACGGATTTCTTGTACGTCTACAGCTTGGCGGTTGAGGATGGCAGCGGAGACTATCAGTTCTTGCTAAACAAGGACGTGAACTTCATCCGTGAAGCTTATCCCAAGTCATCGTCCACTGGGCTCCCCCAGCACTACGCCAACTTTGATGATGACTTCTTTATCGTAGGCCCGACGCCGGATAGCAATTACACGGTCGAGCTGCATTACGGCTACTATCCCGAGTCCATCGTGACTGCCGGGACGACGTGGCTGGGTGATGAGTTTGACTCGGCGTTGCTCAACGGCGCGCTGGTGGAAGCCGCTCGGTTTATGAAAGCTGAGCCAGATATTATTCAGAACTACGAGAAACTGTACGTTCAGGCTGTCGGCCTCTTAAAAGTGCTTGGAGATGGTAAGCTACGCGAAGATGCATACCGTTCTGGGCAATATAGGATGCCGGTGAGCTAATGTTTAAGGTTGATGTTTCGGTTTCCCCGGAGCCGATTGTCGCGGTTCACACGACAGAAAACCGGGGTTTCACGCCAGAGGAAGTTGCTGCGCGTTGCGTCGATAAGTTAATGAGTGTGTCCGACACGGCCCACCCGCTGATTAAAGATCAAGCTCGGGCCTTCAAGAAAGACATGGAGCTGGTGGTAGCGCACTATATGCGCGAGGCCATCGCAAGTGATCGGACCACTATTTACAATGCCTTGGTTGAGGCAGGGCACCCCGGCCTTGCGGGTGTTATAAGGAGACTTTGAGATGGCGATTTCGCAGGCAATGTGCACCTCGTTCAAGCAAGAGCTGCTGACGGGTACGCACGACTTCACCAACAGCACTGGCGATACCTTCAAGATCGCTTTGTTTACCAGCTCGGCCACCCTCGGGGCGGCTACGACGGCCTACAGCACCTCCAACGAGGTGAGCGGTACGGGCTACACGGCTGGTGGCAACACGCTGACGAACGTCACTCCGACGACCTCGGGCACGACGGCTTTCACGGACTTTGCTGATACAACGTGGTCCACCGCTACCATCACGGCTCGCGGTGCGTTGATCTACAACAGCACGGACTCCGACAAAGCTGTGGTGGTGCTGGACTTCGGTTCGGACAAAACGTCCACGGCGGGCGATTTCACCATCCAGTTCCCGACTGCTGACGCATCCAACGCTATCATCCGCATCGCCTAGGCATGTAGATGGCGTCTTCGACGTTGTACGAGGGCTGGGGCCGCGCTTCCTGGGGCGAAGGCTCTTGGGGGACTCCCCTGCTCTACGTTTATGTCGATGGCACCCAGGCCACGGGCTCGGTCGGCACGGTCTCTGTTGTTGCTGAGGCCAACGTATTTCCCACAGGCGTTGAAGCTACCGGTGCAGTTGGCACGGTCGTGGTCGATGCTGCGGCTAACGTACCCACCACAGGGCTTTTTGCTACCGGTGCTGTCGGCACCGTTTCTGTTGTTGCTGAAGCTAACGTATTCCCGACAGGCCTTGAGGCCACGGGCGCGGTTGGTACCGTCGCGATTACCGCTGATGCGAATGTTCCGACTACGGGGCTTGAGGCTACTGGTGCGGTCGGGACAGTCGTTGTTGATGCAGGTGCGGTCGTTCAGCCCACAGGCCTTGAGGCCACAGGAGCGGTCGGTAGCGTAGCTGTTACCGGGGACGCGGTTTTTGCTGTTACCGGCGTTGCTGGCACAGGCGCTGTTGGCGATGTAACGATCAAGCTTGGACAGACTCTAAATGTTACCGGATTCCAAGTTACGGGGTCTGTAGGTACTGTTAGTGTTGTTGCTGAGGCTAACGTATTACCATTAGGGCTAGAAGCGACGGGGCAAGTTGGTTCTGTTAGGATTTGGGGCGAGATAGTGCCCGATCCCGGTAATAACTGGAACGATATAACCCCGTCAGATGGTACTTGGACTGCTGTAACGCCGGGTGTTACACCCGATTGGACTGACATCGCGGCATAGAGGATTAAACGATGGCTAGCACTTATACCGTCAACCTTGGTATCGAAAAGATCGGAACCGGTGAACAGTCCGGTACTTGGGGTGCGACGACCAACACGAACTTTGACCTCATCGACCAAGCTGTCAATGGCGCGGTTACGGTCACGCTGGCTAGTGCGGGTACTTCTGGGGTGCCTAATACCCTTGCCATTACTAACGGTGCGGCTTCTGACGGTCGCAACAAGTTTATTGAGTTCAACGACGGCGGCGATCTCGGCGCTACGGCCTACGTCCAGCTCACCCCTAACGACGCTGAGAAGATCGTCCATATCCGCAACAGCCTCTCTGGTGGGCGCTCACTTATCCTGTTCCAAGGCACCTACAACGCTAGCAATGACTTTGAAGTCCCGAACGGGAAAGATGTTGTCCTGAAGTTCGACGGCGCAGGCGCCTCGGCTACCGTTACGGATGTTTTCACGGACCTTCAGACCACGGGGCTTACTGTTACCGGCACGACCAGCCTCGCAGGCGCCTCGACCACTGCGGACATCACCTTCGGCGACAACGACAAGGCCATCTTCGGTGCTGGGTCGGACCTGCAGATTTATCACACTGGGTCTAACAGCATTATAGATGATTTGGGCACGGGTAATTTATTGATCCGCTCAGATGGTGCGGCAATATCATTGCAGGTAAACAGTAAAAATAGCGTCCGAGCAGTAGCAGATGAAGATGTAGAGCTTTACTACAACGGCTCCCAAAAACTCGCCACCACCTCCACCGGCATCGATGTAACCGGCACCGTCACGGCTGATGGGCTGACGGTTAATACAACGAGTGCAACACCTAATACTTTTTCAGATAGCACTGGGGCTGTTATTGACCTAACAGATACCGGCGGCGCAACTGATGAAAAGACTGTCCGCCTGTACGCAACCGGCCAGAATTTGTTCATTTCAAACAGAAACGACGATCTGTCTAACAAAGGCAATCGCCTGCAAATAGCCAACAACGGCGACATCTCCTTTTACGACGACAGCGGCTCTGCAAAGTTCTTCTGGGATGCGAGTGCGGAGCGGTTAGGGCTGGGGACGACGAGTCCTGCTGTAGCGATGCACATTAACAACTCTGTAAATTCTTCTTCTGGTCCTGTTGAGATTTTGAGAGCAACAACCACCACTTTTACCACAAGAGGTTTGGCGGTTAGTCTATTTAATTCTGGAGGAGTAAACGATGCAGGAGTTGATTTTAATGCTCAGCACACTGCTAATGCTACTCTAACATTTTCCACAGACTCCACAGAACGCATGCGCATCGACTCCAGCGGGAACGTCGGGATTGGGACGAGTTCGCCCGGCTCTTTGCTTGAGTTAGAAGCAACAGGCTCAACAGTATTCGACGGGACTTCTACAGACGGTCAAGCGGCAGACGGCACAACGCTTGCGATACAAAACCTGTCAGATACCGACGACACCTTTAGTCAAATCCTGTTTAGAAACAGAAACGCATCTAAAGCTGTTTCTCGTATTGCGTCTTTAACCGATAGCACCGGCACTGAAATGGCGTTTGTTGTGGAAAACAACGGAAGCCCAGCAACATTGGCGCCGATGTCAGTCAGAGCCAAGTCACCAATCGTCGTGCCCGAGGACACAACAGCCGCTTTGAAGAGCACGTCGGTTGCGTCGATGACATAAGCTTCAATGTCGTCAGCAGCCGTGCTCGCGGGGAAGTACTGCTTGAACACCTTGTACCCAAGGTTCGGATCGGTGTACGAGCAGCCCATGAACACCCCAATCGGCGTCATAGCAGCGTCGAACGCATCACGCTCAACAGTACCGCCGGTAACAAGCTTCACAGCATCGCCAGCAAAGATGCTCGTGGCATAGCCAGAGGCAATCTTGTAGTGGCGGGTGACACCCACGAAGGGAACACCGCTGAGCAGCTTGACCGGAACTAGGCCGTACGGCCCACTTACAGTCGGATAAGCCATTTTAAGCTCCTAGAAAGTATCAAGACCCATTACCAAAGGTGACCTTCGTTTTACGCTCATTGAAAAGCGGCATACGCGGGTCGTTTTCTCGCATGAAGTTGTTGTCTACCGATTGCATCTGAGCCTTCGTCTGTTGATCGAAGTACTCGTTGCGCTCTTCAACAAGCTCCTTGGGTGCCTTGCACAGCATCAGACCACCAATCACCACGTTGTCCGCAAACCGTTCGCTCTCGACGGTGACCATGGTGATTTCAGGATGATCCGCTGCCTTCACGGGCTCCCAGCCTTCACGGAGTTTTGAGGAAACGTTAGTGGCGTCGGCTGTGCCAAGCGTACTAACCCGGACCCAGTGATAGGAGTAGCCTTCCTCCGGCGTGGGATTCGGAAGTAATTCCGGGCGCGTCCAGTGCCGTTTACGGACCGTCTTTTCACGGGTTTGTAGCTCACGGTTAATACGATTCTCAGCCATTTGCCTTCCTCATCTCTTCTGCAACCTGTTTGGCGTATAGTTCCAAAGGAACCCCAAGCCGTTTTGCAATAGCCACCTGTGTTTGCGTTAATCGGACCTTCTTAGGTGCCGTGCTCCGCGTTGCGGGTGCAACCACATTCGCTCTGCGTTTAGGCGCTTCGGCCTCTGGCTTTACTTCCTCTTCAACTTCTTCAAAGTTGTCGGGGAAGATGTTTCGCATACGAGAATTAATCGTCTCGTAGTATTCATCGCTCTGTGGGTTAACCCCACTTTTGACCAGCTTACTATGCAACCCCAGCGCGTAAGCGGTCATTTCGTCGTCGGTACCAAACCAAGGGTTAGCCTTTTGCCATTCCTCTGCTTTGCTATCGACCTGTGGTGCTGGGGCGTTATTAACCTGTTGCTGTTGCTGCGTTTCTACAGGAACTTCTTTTTCCTGTAAAGGTGGTAACTTGATATTAGCAAGTCTTTCGGCCTTTAGCCTAGCGTTAGTTAGCGCTTCTTGCGCTTCCAATACCGCATCGGCCTCGCCAGCCTCATAAGCCACCTTATAAGCCCGCTTCGCTTGCTCAAGCTCCGCGCTGACGTTCCGCTTTGCTTGCTCAAGGAGGGCGGTCTGGCTCTTGCTGGTGTTTTGTTGGAGCTTCTTGTTCTCATCCATCAACCGCTGG